TACCGGTGCCCTGATGCTCTCCCAATGCTGTTACTGGCGCAGCCGTACTAATCGCACGGATGGTTGGTTTTACAAATCACAGGCCGAATGGCAGCAGGAAACAGGCCTTGGCCGGCGTGAACAAGAGACTGCGCGCAAACGGTTGGTTCAGGCTGGATTTCTGTCTGAAGATCGCCGCGGAGTTCCCGCCAAGCTTTATTTCCGCGTGAACACCGATGCTCTGGAAGTCGCGCTATCAGGGCTCGCCGCCAGAATGGCGGAATCCGCCAATCAAGGATGTACGGGTGAGTCATCCAGTATGGCGGAAAGCGCCAATCAAGAATGTACGAAAGCGCCAAACAGGGCTGGCGGAAAGCGCCAATCTATTACAGAGATTACTACAGAGACTACTTCAGAGATTACGGCAGAAGAAACGTCCGGACCTGATCGGCCGGACACGCTTGAGCCCATTGCCGCGGAATCTCCTGAACCGGAAAGCGAACCACACCGCCCTGATGCAGCGATTCAAAGCGGCAAGCACTGGGGAACCACTGAAGATCTGGAGTTGGCGGAGTGGATGTGGTCTCGCCTTTCCGAGCAGCTGGGTGACGATCGCCCTCGGCAACCGAACATGGCTAGCTGGGCAAACAGCGTTCGCTTGATGCGTGAGTGTGACAACCGCCAGCCCGTTCACATCAAGGCCCTGTTCGCCTGGTGCCGGAAGCACGCGTTCTGGTCTTCCAACGTCCAAAGCCCCTGCAAACTTCGCGAAAAGTGGAGCCAGCTGGTCACTCAGCGCAAGCGTGATCGTGACATGGCATCACCAACGGCGAACCGCTCACAGCAGATCGAAGAACAAAACAAGGCGGTAGGCACTGCATGGGCCGCCCGCAAGTCACCGGGCCAGCCAGCAGGCGAGGTATACAACCATGAATGACCAGGACCACTTCGAGTTCCAGGACGTTTGGACCGGCGCCTATGCCCTTTACGGTCGCTCGGTTACCGAATCGATGCTTGAGCTGTCGTTCGCAGCGCTTCAGCACTACAGCATCAGTGATGTGAGCCGCGGCGTTACTGCGCATATTCGCAACCCAGACACAGGGCAGTTTGCCCCGAAGCCGGCGGACGTTATCAAGCACATCTCCGGTAACAGCCAGTCGTCTGCCGGTGAAGCCTGGGCAAAAGTGGATTTAGCTGTGCGCTGTGTCGGCAGCCATCGCTCAGTAGTGTTTGACGACCCCAAGATTCACGCCGCTATCGAACGCCTGGGTGGCTGGCAGAAGCTTGCCCTTACGAGCGGCAAAGAATACCCATTCCTGCAAAACAAATTCCTGAAACTTTACCAGGGCTTCACCGTTCAGCCGCCAGCAACGTTCCCGCGAAAACTGATCGGAACCTGCGAGCATGAGAACAGCCTGACTGACACGTTTGGCCGTGGCCATGCCGGTGATGAGCCGGCTTTGATTGGCGATGCGGAGAAAGCCCGACAGGTTTACCAGGCCGGCGGCGACCTCGGCGTTGCGCAGATTAGCCTACGTGGTACGCAGACATATCTGGAATCTGCCGTGTCCGGACAGATCAAGCGCATAGGCTGTGCCACATGAATCAGCGCCCAACCATTCGCCAGGTCGCCCAGGAATACATCGATGGCCAGCGCATGCTGGATGAGTACCGGAACCTGAACAACGAAAAGCTCGGGGCGAAATTTGAATGCAGCAGCGAAACGGTTCTTAAAGCTTGGAACCGGCGCCCAAACTACCTGCTAGAAGAAGACCAGGACTATATCCGCCAGCTCATCATCGAGCGCAACAAGTTGGAGCGAGAATACAAGCTGCGGACCTTCTCAGCCCTACAGCGGCGATATGGCTACTCGATTGATCGAATCCGCATAGAACTCTATTGCATGGGTTTCTTAACAGAAGGCGCGCCGGCGTGAAGAAAGCCGGTCCCAGTTTCCGCAAGCGTGCCCGGGCCCTCAAGGGCTGCGACACATGCCAAGAAACTGGAACGATCAAAGGCATTTTCCATGAAATGGATTGCTACGACTGCGGCACAGCCGGTCTGGTCGACAAGGAAACCGGCGAAGCTCTTCCCGATGCCGAAGCCAAGCTGCAGTTGCGATTAGAAATACGGCGATTGAGAGAAGAAAACAACGAACTGCGCCGCCAGCTGCTAGATCAGGCCAAACAAGACAACGGCCGGGGCTATGGCCCTGGTGGTCAGCGATACCACGGAGATTGATTATGCTCACACGAAAAACTCAGTTGCGCAGCAAGGCACAGCTCAAGGCCAGATCACCGATGAGGCCCGCCAGCTCCGGGCGTTCAACGCTCAAATCCAAAGCACCTAAGCGGAGTAAAATCAGACTTAGCGCTAAAGATGAGCAATGCCTTGTGCGTGTACCAGGTGTATGCAACGGCAATTCCGCGACCGTGGTGCTGGCTCATCTGAACGGCGCCGGCGTCGGTATGAAGAACCCGGACTGGCAAGCGGCTTACGCCTGTAGCGCCTGCCACGAATTTCTGGACGGTGGCTATGCAGACAGTGGAATTTGGCGTGAACAGCGCGACCTACTCCACCTGCAGGGTGTGATCCGGACACAGGAACGACTGATTGATAAAGGCTTCATTCAAATCCAGGGGCAATAGACCACTATGAGCAAAAACACCGAGCAATGTGATGTCGCCCATTTTAATTGCGGGCACGATCTTCGCCTGAAGCCCGGGGCACCTTTTGAACTCGATTGCAAAGTGCCGAACTGCTTGGGTGAGCACGACAGATTAGAGTTTAGCGGCGTCAAATACGACGACGACAAGCCCATGATGGACCTCATCCCGCCCCATATGGAACTGGGAGTGGCCCGGGTGCTCACCGTTGGCGCCAAAAAGTACAGCCCTGACAATTGGCGCAAAGTACCAGACCTTCGTCGACGCTACATCGCCGCAGCGAAGCGCCACATCAATGCGCTGCAGCAGGACATTATGTGTGACGACGAAACTGGCCTGCACCACGCCGCGCACGCTGTGTGCTGTCTGATGTTCCTGGGTGAAGTGGACTTGGAAGTTAGCACTGATTGATCGACCTGGAACACAAAACGCGGAGTGGATATGGGCGCAGAAAAGGCAGTATTTCTAATGGCACGACTGACCACCAAGGGGCTGCAGCCGGGCATGATTTTTGGCGGCATCCCTGAGCTGAGCCGCACAGATATCGCCGCAGCCTGTGCAAAGCTACCGCCACTGCAGTTTCACCTGGTGATGGCAAAATACTGTGATGATGTTGAAAGCGTGTTCATGGCACTGCAGGAACTGCAGGCTGTCATGATTGTGCGCGATCCGATCTGGAAAGAAATGGAGCCGCGCCGCCGCACCTGTATCACCGCCTCTATGCTCGATGAGTTTGTGGCCGCTAAGCGCTGTCGCCGATGCAAAGGCACAGCCGAAGTCGTTGAGGAAAAGAAGGTAGTCACGTGCCAGTCGTGCAGCGGTACCGGTCACCTTATAATTTCCGAGTCATCCCGCGCCCGGTCGTGCGGAATCCCAAAGACAACTTTCAGGGAGCATGGGTTGATGAAGCCCTTCAGTGACATTATGTGGTACCTAGCTGAGATCGAAATGAGCGCGCTCAGTTACATAAGCCGAAAAGCTTCGTAAATTAGCTACTAATTGACTCTCCGTCCGGTCAATGATCTAATATTGCCAGTCTCAAGTATTACCACTAAAGCCCGCAGGCCACCACCTCGCGGGTTTTTTTATGGGCAGATTTAGCTATGAACCTTCCCGACACCAAGCGAGTTGATGAAGCTTACGGGCGGGTCAATCTGCGACGGGTTTATCTGGATGTTGAGAAAGCACGTCATCGAACTCCTGAAGAATCTCGCGATTCTGAATGTCTGGCGGCACCTGTTCAAGGATTGACGTCAGATACATTCCATACGTTCGGCCTAGCGTTGTTCGTTGCTCGTCAGACATGTGGCAAAGCAGGGTGTGCATCATGCCCCTCAGAACCAGCTCCTGGTTCACCAGCTTCAGGTTTGTGCTGTGCAGATCAAGAACGCTCTTTTCCAGTTTGGATACGCGGGCTTCCAGCTCGTTTGTGTTCATTGCTTCGGTCCTTTGTTAAGTGATTTTCCTGACAGATTCGAGCTTATCAAGCGGGCCAATTTATTTCGAGGTAAGGGTATGAACCGGCATTTACTGCTTGAACAGTTACAGCGCCATGAAGGCCTGCGCCTGCGTGCATACCTTGACACCGTGGGCAAGCTTACGATCGGCTATGGCCGCAACCTGGATGATCGCGGAATAAGCGCTGACGAAGCCGGTTTCATGCTGGATAACGACATAGACCTGGCGGTTGCCGAACTGGAACGCCTGCCGTTGTACCTGTCGCTTAACCCAGTGCGCCAGGCGGTGTTGGCCAATATGTGTTTCAACCTGGGTATGCCACGCCTGCTGGGCTTTAAGCGCATGATTGCCGCGCTGTGCCGTGAGGACTTCCCCGCTGCGGCGGTTGAGATGCTGGATAGCAAATGGGCTGACCAAGTGGGTGAGCGCGCTGTTGAGCTGGCTGGGCTGATGATCACCGGGGCGGTGCCAGGATGAGTTCAGATGACCCGGAAGATACACCGCAGGATCGCAGAGGCTGGCACATAGACAAGGGCATCCCGATCATTGTGATGATTACTGTGCTTGGGCTTGTGTGGCAAACCGCCAAAGACCAGGCTCGGCAAGATGAGCGCATATCGATGACTGAGCTGTCTATTCAGGGCATTCGCCAGTCTTTGACCAACGACCAGGTGCGAACAGAGAAGAAGTTCGAAGAGTTGAAAGTGGATTTGAGAATTATAGGCGGCAAGCTGGACCGGCTTAACGAGAGCCTGAACCGCCGTGACTGACCTTTCGGGTGCACACCCAGACCCAAACCGATGGTGGTTCCATCGCCGCGTAATGGCTTACCTAAGCATTCTTGGCCTGTACGGGATTCTGTTTCAGGTTGCGCTTGGAACTATACCGGTTCACCTGGTGCCGCTGGCACAAACTCTGGCATACGTGTTCAGTGCCAACCTGTTTTATTACTACGGCGGAAATGCAGTCGAAGCCGTTAAGGGCAAATCATAATGCTGGGCATGCTGACAGGGCGAGTCAAGATGGTTGTGTACGCCGTTGCCGGGGCATCCTTTCTAGCCATGGGCGCGGTCATCTGGTGGCTTTATTCCGATAACCAGGATCTTGCAGGCGAAACTGAGCGCCTGAATCAAATCAATTCGCAGCTTGCAGAGAGTGCAGAAAGCCAGAAAGCCGTTGCCGATACGCTGCAGAACGAACTCATCAGCCGCG